CCGTGGAAGAACCATTCGCGCATAGCGCCTTCAATGTTCATAGTGCAAACCTCTTCAGGAGTGTTTGTCTTCGACCTCAAAATAGAATGCAGAGATTTGAAGATACTGGACTCTTCCAGCACTCCAACATAGACACCAAGCTTTTGCTCAAAGCGATCCTTGCGTTTCAAGAAATCAGCTCTGTAGCGAGACATAAATGGAACGGGTTCCGACTTTTTGTCAGGCATAGTGAATTTCATGTCATTCTTCTCAAGGAAGTTAGCCATAGAAACGTGGTTGAACTTATCATATCCCTTGCGGACAGATCCCTTGGCATCATCGCCGTAGGTAGCAAGAGTAACAAGATCACGAAACTTGGCAGGGCCCGACAGGCCCAATTCCGAACCGATAGAACGGAGCTCCTCCTGAGAATAACAGTCAAAGAAAGCGAGGCGATGCAAGAAGCTATTCACCACACTATTCAAGTAGACAGTCATATTCTGACCAGAGGGATTGGTACCGAGAAAGCGCATCATATCACCGTTGTAGGCAATAAGAGGATGGCAAACCTCAAACGCAATGACTTGCATGCGCTTGATGTCTCGCTCGGTATAATTCCCGGACCATTTGGCGATTTCAATCATGGCCGAGAAAGCCGAAATTGTAAGCTGAGCAGGCATGCGAAGATCATACTTAGAGTAGTCTCCAGCAATTATCCTGTCTTCACCGAAGTGAGCCATGAAGCGGGAAAGTTCATCCCACTCTGGGCCATGTGCGTTGATACCAACAGCACATTCAGCTACAAGAGGATTAGAGGAAATGAAGCGACCAATCGGAAGGAAGTATTTGCGAATACCATGTTGAAGCGGCACAGGGGCAGCCTGGAACACGCGGACCTTCTCCTTAGTTCGTTCGGTCGGTTCATCCTTCAAGGACGCGTTGAAGGGTTGATTGGGCATCTCATTAGCATCACAGTGTGCATAGAAAGCCGAAATCAATTCCTGGATTTCAGGTGTGAACTCACGAGGACAAGCATGGTCCTCAGTAGGTTCAAGGTCAATCAGATGATTGCGCTTGGGACCCTTGATAGGGTATCCCATGGAAGTACCGGCCGGCATTGCATCGATAAATTTCTTACCGTCAATGCCCGACACCACCTCAAGATCACTCAAGGGGCGGATGTCCATTTTCCATAGTTCAGATTGAGCATCGAAGACTTCCCTCATACCAGAGAGCCAGTCCTCACGAGCCCGATCAACCGAAGCGGGGTCAAACCCAATAGACGGGTGGCTGCTAACATCTAGGGAAGCATACCACGGTTTCCAAGACTGATTAGAAATAGAACCGTCTTCTCTTGTCACTTTTTCGACGAAACGAGGAGGACCATGTTTATTGGCCACTCCACATACACGTTCGACAGTGTCAGAGATTGGTGTTTGAATCACCTCAGACTTGTACGTAGATCGTCCGGAGACAGATCCGTACACCTCTACTTGGCAATCGGAGTCAATGTAGCGAAGAGGACTCTTGTAGTGGATGTCCGGAGACAGGGCCACTTGAAGTCCATTCACATTCTCATCAATCTCACGAGCCTGCGGGGCGGGGATGAACGAAGCACTGCGCTTGTGAAGGCGTGCGACGGCCTGATCAATCATCCCCTTAGTTACAGCAATTCCAACTCCCTTCTTAGTACCCTCGATTCCACCTAAATGGAAACCGAGAACATGGCAATCTTTACCCTCGCTGATAAGGGGAGCCATGCACAAACCGCCAAATGTTGTTGTCTTGACGAGTTCGTAATACGAGCCATTGAAAGTGGCAGCCCCGTTGGAGGCTCCATGCACAAATTGCCACATAGTGCGATCACGCTTCTTTCCATCGTTGTTAAACAGGATAGTAGCGATAGTGGGCTTGCGCAAATAATCGTTGGCGAACCAAGAGCTCATGTCCTTCAAAGGACCCGTGTTAGGTACATAGACCGCAACGAGATCCTGTGCGAAAGGTTCAACGAGCTCCGGATTGAGAATAAAAGGAATTTTACGATAACCAAAAATGGCGGTTGCTTTCACAACTGTCTTGGGAAGGGAATGGTAGGGGACAAGGATGACCCCAGATTTATAGGCAAAACAGTTGGAAAAACGAGTGCGGTCTTCGAGTTCATACTCAATAGTCCACACAGCCTTTTCGGCTACAGCAAGAGCGTCCTTAGCACCAGCAGTGGCACCTGAGACACTCGGAACATGCGGCTTTTCATCATCCTTTTTCCAAACGTTAACTTGGGTGTCACGCTCTTGGATGTCAGCCACACTACGGGGGCGCAAGACCCCCTGAGCAGTAAGATTACTGCGAAGTGCTTTCACGAGTTGGCAAACTCCATACAGAACCGAGAGCCCAGCGAACAATCCACATGCATACTTGACATGGTTGTCGCGGACATCTTCAAATGCTTTTCCCAACACTCCACGCTGATCGCGGAGGTGGTTCATGTAAGCTTCTTTCTTGGCTTCAACAACTGCGGCATAAGCCGACAGCATATAGAGACCAAGTGCAATAGCAACGAAAAGTCCTAGCTTAAAGTTCATATAGGCAAAG